ACGATCGATACTACGGTTCGAGACCTTCCCGGACGAAACCAGACACAGATCGTCACGTCCTACGTCGTCGCGGTTCAGGCCGTAAACAACCTGATTAGCCTCATTCCGGGGTCTGTAACCCGGGACGTGGACATCGATCCGTTCTCAAGCGAGGCGGAGCGGCTGTGGTTCGTCATCGACTTCGTCCACCGAAGCCAGAGCTTCCTGACCCTTCTGCCGATCGACAACGTGAGCGGGAGCGGCATCTCCGATCCGGTCTCCGGGAGCGCGTACAAGCAGGCTCTCAAAGCAGCCCTTGGCCTGACGGACGATGACGGCGTCCAGGCGATCATCGACCAGCAGTTTGACAAGATCGCTGGCAACCAAGGAACCACACGCCTTCCCGGCCGGGCGTCGGTCGGGACCGTGGTCCTCTACACCTACACGACCCCGACGCAGAACATCATCGTGCCGGCGGGCACCGTCGTTAGCTCCAACGCCAACACGACTACAGGGACTTCCGCGCAGACCTTCATCATCGGAGGCTCCTACACCCTCACGACGGCCAACGCTCAGGCCTTCTACAACTTCACGACCAAGCGCTACGAGATCGTCGCCCAGATCACCGCGCAGTCTGCGGGCTCAGCGGGGAACCTTCCCGCGGGCGCAATCACGAACCTTCAGGGGGTTTCCGGGCTGTCGGTCATCAACACGGACGCCACAGTCTTCGGTGATGACCAGGAAACCAACCACGACCTGGCGGAGAGGGCCATCCTCTCCTACTCGTCGGTTGATACAGGAACGGAGGGTGGGTACGAAAAGGCAGCAGCGTCACAGGTCGGGATCGTCAAGGCGGAGGTGGTCAAGAGCGGGGACGACCTCATGTTCCGGGACTATGACCCTGTCCGGATGAAGCACATCGGCGGTAAGGTCGATGTCTGGGTCCAGGGGGTCTTGGAGCGTCAGGTTTCGGACACCTTTGCCTTTGCCTTCTCTCAGGCCATAGGCGTCGAGTGCCAGATCATCAATGCGACGACGCTCGTCTTCCAGGTGCTCGACTCCAGGGTCACTCCCACCACACCCCTCATCGAACTCTTGAACAACCCGAGCCAGAACCTTGGCGTCTACAACGTGACGACGGGGCAGGCTTATGACCTGACCGGCGCGTTGATCATCTCCTACAACGAGTTCCAGCTCAGTACCGCGGTCCCTCAGCCGACGACGTATCTCGACGACGTGATCACAGCGGACTACCGCTTCGAGACGATCAACAAGTTCTTCTTCACCCTTCAGCCTGTCATCCGGGTCGCGTCTGTCGTCGGTGAGGTTTCAGGCCCTCTCACCGCGGCCAACATCTACGGCGCCGGAGGGAACTACACGCTCCACCAAGCCGACGATCCCCTACTCAACGGCAACAGCACCCTCGCTCAGAACTACCTGTCCGTTGTGCAGTACAACAACATCCCCAGCGGAAACACGATCCAGATCAACAACGAGACGCAGGTACTCATAGGGTACCAGACGGTTCTGTTGAACTCGATCGGGATCAACACGCTCACGATCGTGGTCTACGACGTGACCCGTGCGATCACGTACAACGGTCCGGGGACTTCCGAGCCCGACTACGACATCATCCCCGGAACGGCGACGACTCCGGCGGGCATCGTGCGCACGCCAGGCTCTCAGATCACGAACGGAGCTACTGTTTCCGTGGACTACGTGAAGGATGAAAACTTCACCGTCACCTACGTGATCAACGACCTGCTTCAGCAACTTCAGGCCGTTCTCAACACCATGCGGCACACCACGGCGGACGTTGTGGCGAAGCAGGCCGTGGACAACCAAGTCAACATTGAAACGACTGTTCAACTCGCCGCGGGGGCAGCGCAGTCCAACGTGGACCCCAACATCCGAACCGCAGTGAGCATTGTCCTGGACACCAAGACCATTGGTGAGGGCGTGGCTCAGTCCAACGTGGACTCCGCGATCAACAACACGGCCGGTGTCAGCTTCAACGTCCTCCCAATGGCGCTCATGGGTTACGCCAACGGTAGCCAAAAGCTACGGGAAAGCCTTGGGGACGGCTACCAAGAGGTATCCTCCCTCAATGTCGGGGCGAACATCGTCTACATCCTCACCGATGCGCTAGAGTTCCCCACCATAGACGCCGGGGGCCCTCCGACTCTCCCCACCGGCGTCTATCAGGATGGTATTGGTCTGACGATGGCGTCCAGCCTGGCAACCGTAGGTCGGGCCGCGGGACAGTCCTGGATCATCGGTTCCGAAGGGGCTGTCATCAACGGCTACTCAGACGATGCCACCCTCACGGCACAAGGGGTAGCCGCCGACCAACTCGCCGCCACCCGATTGGAGCTGACAGCGAACCACGCGCTCGTCTCTATCTCCGGGTCGGGGCTGCCCCCGGATAACCCCAGCAACCATACCTACGCCGTGACCTACATCGTCTACGGCAACACGGGCTCGCAAGACATCCCAGCAGCGCAGGTGGAGTATATTACACTTGGGGCCATGACTATCACGTATGGGATGTGAGGCCGATGGGTGCAACTCCCCCCAAGTGTGGTAGAATGGTACGCATGCCATACGGTGTCGTCTACGGGTTGTATCACCCCCTAACGGGGGAACTTCGGTACATTGGGCAAACTGTCCACAACCCTGAAAAGAGGTTGGCCGTCCATTTATCGAAATCCAACTTGGCGCGCAAGACCCATGCGGCCAACTGGCTTCGTAGTCTTGTGCAGAGTGGTATGAAACCACGGTTGTCCGTTCTGGCCGAGGCATCGAATCAAGAGGAACTAAACACCCTGGAGATTGAGCGGATCGCCTCTGCTCGTTCGGCTGGACACCCCCTAACAAATGAGACACCTGGGGGTTTGGGTCACAGAGGTAGAAAATCGGAGCCCTGGAAAGCACAGATGTCCCTGTTGGGTAAACAGCGTGCTGCTAGTGATCCCAACTTCTATCGGTTCCTGGTATCTCGTAGGGGGGTCAAGGTGTCCGACAGCACAAAGGCAAAACTGTCAGCAACCAAAAGGGGACAGTCTGGCCGCGCGGTTTCCGTAGAGGTCAGAGCCAAGATTTCGGCATCAAAAACAGGTATTCCTCGTTCAGAGGAGACCAGGTTAAAAATATCGTTGTCAACGGTGGGTCGGCCCGCTCACAACAGGGGTACCCCCATGACAGAAGAGGCCAAAACCAAGCTCAGCCTGGCCAAACGGCTCCCTATCTCGGCAGAATACCTCGTCTCACGCCTCAAGGAAGGGCTCTCTCAGGCAGCACTGGCCCGTGAGTTGGGGGTTTCTCCAGCTTTTGTCTGCCAGCGCATTAAGGAGTGCTCTAATGGCTAGGTTCACCTTCGACCCAGTCAGGTTAAACTACGCCACACAGCAGAAGGGCAAGGAGTTCAACCTCCGCCTTCTACAAAGGGCGCAGGCCACTTTCACCACACTTCTTAATCTGCTCCCGTCATCATACGTGAGCGCCGTCCAGGGCCCGAACTACACCATAGCTCTCAAGGCCGTCGCTGTTGAGTTGAGCCGCATTGAGCTGGCCCTAGAAGACATCAACTCCGATTACTGCTTCGTCAACCCGCAGACGAACAACCCCCAGCTTTCAGCTCAGGCCACAACTAGGTCGGACTTTCTGTACAGTACCATTGGTTATCTGGTCTTGGCCAACGGTCAGATTCCGCCCCTTCAATGGGACGACGCGACCTTCAGGCAGTTCCTCGTGAGCCTCATTCGCATCTACTTCCAGGGCTCCATCCCGAAGTCGATGGCGGACGTGGTCAACCTCTTCTACAGCGGCAACGTGACCGTGACGGAGGACTTCCTGCTCGTGCGGAAGGGCGCGGCGGGTTACGACATCTCCGACGAGTTCACCTTCCAGATCGACATCGCGAGCCCCGCCAATCAGTTCCCCCCGGACGTTTTCGACAACGACACCGCGACTAGGCTCATCCTTGACCTCGTTCGTCCGGCGCACACCCTCTTCCGCATCCGGTATCTATTCACCGACACGTACATCCCCAACGACGTGTTCAAGGTTGTCCTGGACGCGGTACGGATGTCCCTTGGCGCCTACTACTACGACGACTTCCGCTCGTACTGGGTGGGCCTTCGAGACCGGGATCGGCTGGGGCGCAAGACGAATCAAGCGGTCAGCAACGAGGACCACTCCGGGGACTTCTAGCCGACAGCGGAACGTCCCTGCGAGGGTTCTTTCTATACCCCCCGTAGGATGGAGGACTCGAATGTACATCCAAGACACGATGCTGGTTCAAGGCGCCACGGTCCGCGTTCACGTCGAGCGGGCCTACAAGTACGACCGGGAGCGGGGGCTATGGCTCTACAGGCAGGAGGATGAGGACGTAGAGGCGCACAACCTCGTGACCTACGCCGGCCGCGACCTCATGCACCTCCAGTGCTACGGCACCACGGGTCTCTCGGCGAACGGCTTCAACTACATCGCTCTCACCAACGACTCCGGCGCTCCGGCCGTCACGGACACGACGCTGGCCAGTGAGCTGACGAACAGCTCGGCTCCGGGTCTTGGGAGGACGCAAGGCGCCTACGCTCACACGTCAAACACCAACACGACCACGATTGCGAACACCTTTACCTACACGGGGGTGTCCTCCCAAGGTGTCCAGAAGACTGCGCTCTTCGATGCCTCCACGTCGGGCGTCATGAACCACGAAATCAGCTTCACGTCCCGCACGCTGTTCACCAACGACACGATCACCTTGACGTTTACGATCCAGGTAGGATAGACACCTACATCTGAATCTTATTGACATCGTGCTGTAGCCGACTAAACTCACCAGGTGCCCCACGGATATGTCTACGGCCTTCTAAACCCTCTCACGTTCGAGCTTAGGTACGTCGGTCAGACAACAAAACAACCGACTGCACGTCTGGCTTGTCACCTAACCCCAGGAATGCTTCGCAGGCATTCCTATCTGGCTCGATGGTTATCAGGGTTGGTGGAAAAGGGTCTCAAGCCGGTCATTGCGGTCTTGGATACAGCTCAGGACCAAGCCGAACTAGACCGTCTTGAGGTTGAGCACATCGCCAGGTACCGTGCTGAAGGTTTCCGCCTCGTGAACCTTTCCGACGGGGGAGGGGGCCGGGCTGGCTACATCACGCCTGAAGAAACCAAGAGGAAGATAGCCTCAGCTCATCTTGGTCTCAAACTGCCCCTGCATACTTCCCAATGGAAAGCTCGGATGTCCGCCCTTATGGCTGGGCGGCGTACCAACACCCCTGAGCACATGGCTCGGCTCGCCGCGATGAAGCGAGGGGTACCCCGCACGGAGGATGTCAAGGCCAAGATTTCAGCGACCAAGACGGGGCAGCCCGGAACATTCAAGGGGCACACCCACACTGAAGAGTCCCGAGCCAAGATTAGCGAGAGCCGTACCGGCCAACTCCTCAAGAACAAGCACTTCGCCTACAGGCACGACATCCAAACGAGCGAGATCCTCCGGTTGCTTGAGAGTGGGATGACAAAGGTACAGATCGCCACCCACTTTGGAACCTCCCCTACTTTTGTTCACCGACGCTTGAACGAAGCTCGACGGGACGGTCTGGTCGTTCCGAAGAGGTCTTCCGTTCGCTCGAAACAGCCGGAGAAGCAGGCGTAGCCCCCTCTTCTTTCTATAGTTCAGCTAGTCGGTGCCTACGGCTAGCATCCAGTTCACCCAGGGCTCAACTACCGGAGGCGCCGGTCAGTCGGTCCTTGGCTTCGTGACCGGAACGTCAGTGAGTTTCACCGATGCGTCTGGTGGCGGAGCTGTGTCTTGGGCCTGGACCGTCGTGGGCTTCCCGGGGTCTCTCGGCTCCGCGCCGACGATCACCAATCCGTCGAGTCAGACGGCCAGCTTCACGCCGACGACGGACGGGGCCTACGTCATCAAGCTCGTGCGAACGGACGCCGGGTCTGTCGTCACCACGGACGTAAGGTTCTTTGCCATCGCGGACACGGACTACGGTTACGTGCTCCCAAGTGCCGGGATGACCGGCAACATGACGAACATCTTGGGCTCGTCAGCGGCTCAGGCGGCCGGCTGGGAGGGCTCTTCGGCGGCGTCCACCAACGTCTTCCTTGACGCTCTTCTGCGCTTCCTACGGGCCACAGCCGGGCGGTTCCTTGGCAACCTGGCCACGGTGAACTTCAGCTCTGCAAGCCCGAGCACGGTCACGGTCGTCGATGCCACGGACTCCCCGTGGAGAGTCCTGAACCTCACAGGCACGGCACTCTACACGGAGCAGATCGCCAACTCCTCCCCCACCCCCACGACGGGCAAGAGGTTTGTCTACAAGGTCAGTCTCACGGCGGGCAGCGGTGGCTTCGCCCTACTCAACGGGGTTTCCGGTTCGAGCATCCTCGCATTGACGGCGCCCCCCAACGGGACGTTCTCCTACGGGGCAGAGGTCGCATTTGATGGGACTAATTGGCAGGTCGTCAGGGTCGGCATAGGGACAGACCCTCTCGCCGTTTCGAAGACTCAGACCTTCTTGCTCTCAGCCGGGACACAGACGAACAACACAGTGGCCTTCCAGCGCGGGGGCAACAAGCAGATCGACCCGACGAAGTATCCCTCTAACGCTCAAGCAATCTTCAACGCGATTGTCTTGACCACATCTGGTTCAGTCCCCGTATCTGTCCAGCTCTACGACCTGACGGCGGGGGCCGTTGTCACGGCCAGCCCCTCCTTCCCAATCACAAGCTCTGTACAGGGCCCAACGCTCATCTCGACGACCCTCACGTTGACAGCGGCGTCCCATCTCTACGAAGTCCAGTTCAAGATGGGCAACGCAGGGGCGGGCACCGATATGGCAACCCTGTCCTATGCAGATGTAGTTCTCACTTGGGGTTGACATGCCCAACGCCTATACCACAAACTTCAGCCTTCTCAATGCTTCCACGGAGACATTCAGCGCCATCTGGATGCTCTCTCGCGTTCTCCTTGCGGCGGGGTGGAAGTACAAGGCGGGTGGGAACGGGCAGTCTTCGGGGACCAAGGACACCTCCGGCAACGAAGCTCTGGACACATGGGGGGTGGATGGCGCGACCAACCTATCCACCGTCTCTGGCGGTGGTTCAGGAAGCGGCTCCGGGGTCTCTATCTTTGCAGCTCTTGCAGCTTCCGGTCTTGCGACGATCACGGGTCTATCGGGTTTCTCCACAAGCCTCTCTGTCGGCCGCTACGTCACGATCGCAGGGTCAAGCTCCGGAAACAACGGGAGCTTCAGGATCGCCACCGTCTCTTCGGCGACTCAGATCGCGATCTACGCTCCCCATCTTGTAGCGGAAAGCAGCAACGGCTCACTCTCAGTCACGGAGGTCTACGGCGGACACACAGCCTCGTTCGTTTCCGGCTTCTCAACGACGACGAGCGGTCAGTCCCCCCTCATCACGGTCACCGGCCTGAGCGGGCTCACGACCGGCGCTACAAGCCCTGACATCGGGAGGCAGATCACCTTCCTCTCAACAGCCAATGGTCCTGCTAGTGCGGCGAACCAGGGGACATTCCTCATCGTCAGCGTTGTGTCCGCTACGAGCGCCCTGGTCTACAACCCTAGTGCTGTCCCTGGCGACGCAAACAACGGCTCGATTGAGTGGGTTGAGTTCGACACGCGGAACCAGACCTACCCGAGCTATCTCAAAGCCGCAAACGGAGCGGGTGCTTGGATAGACCTTCAGGGCCCCACCATCATGAAGATCCCGATCGGCTCAAACGCTGTGACGGGAACCTTCATTCGAGGGGAGAACGTCGTCCAAACAAC